CCATTGATCAACCATAGAACATCCATGCAATTTACCAACTTTATCTATCATTTCATAAATATCTAAACTTTTATTTTGTTGTTCATCATTCCATTCACTTCCAGTATATCTTTCTGAGCACACCCAAATATCAACATCTATATTCTGTAATTGTTGATATTGACCCATTTCGTCATCTTTTATTTTTTTAATTTGAATAAATGCGGCAGGCAATGCAATTTCACGATCTTTTCCAAAATCTCTTATTTGATTTTTAAATTTATCAATCATTTTTATTTCTGGAACTAACCTTAATAAATTATATTGGAATAATAAATATATATATTTTAGCATATCACTTTTATTTTTTATTAAATATAGATTTTAATAATTTCTCAATTCTTTTGTTTAATTCTTCACTCTCACCTAAGAATTGTCTTTTTGGTATATCAATATAACCATCTCTTTTTAATTTTAATGCACTCCATTTCCAATTTTCTTCACCAGTTTCATAGTATTTTGCCCAACAAAATGATTGCATTCCACCATTAGTATCTTCTATTCTACCACCTTCATTCTGTATTTCACTATAAACTTCATCACTAATTACTAAACAACTAGTATGATCATAATGATCTAATCGTATTGATCTTCTCAATGATCCTGAACCAATTAAAAGATTTGATGATCCATGTTTATTTGTCCATGAAACTCCATCCCATGCTTGTTTTGAGAATGCTTCATGTGAGTGATTAACTATCTCATTACCAATTCTTGGCATGAGATCTTTATAATCTTTCTCTATTTCAGATATCAATTTATTGAATTGTGTTAGATCTATTTTAAATTTTAAATCACTCATAACTTTTAATATCAAATATTTTTATTGGACTATCACTAATTTGATCTGGACCTTCTATATTTTTAGTCCATTCATCTACATCTGATTGATCATCAGCTTCTTCATCATAAACCAATTCACTATAGCATCTACAATTAAAATCCCATTCACCTGGACAATATTCATCCCAAAATGGATCATCTGGTGGTAATGTTATATTATTTAATATAGCATGATCATCTCTAACCAAATCATCTTCACTAGTTTTATATACTACCATGACTTTTGGATTATCTTTTTGTGCTGATAAATAATTATCCCATATTTTATCATTAGTATTCACCGCATGAACTATTTCATATTCAGATTTTAACCAAGCATCATTGTATCTAGCATTTATTCCTTCCAAGGCTGCATCAGCGTCTAAAACTATGTCTTTTGGATCAAGATTTTTTATTTCTTTTATCAAATTATCTGTTTTTACTGATGCAAATGCCTGAAGGTTCTTAGTATATGGACCATATTTTGAATTATTCTTTGAAATTGGATATGAAAGATGATTATAATACATATCTTTTATTTCATTTTTCAATTTTGCAATTTTCAATCTTTCGGTCTCACTATTAGTATTAAATGCTATTTTTTTAGCTAATTCTTTTGTTTTATTATTTAGTTCTATTTTATCCATGATTTAATTCATTTTTAACCAATGATCAATATTCCATACGAATTGATTTATTAAAATATTATTATTTATTATTGTATTATTTATACTATTTGCTATAATATCATCTTGAACATAAATATTATACATATCTTGAACTATTTGTAATGTGTAACCAGTTGAACCAGTTATTGTTAATCCTGAATATGTCATACCTGATAATATAATCAAATTTGATAATAAATTGTTTTTTTGATCTGTGATATCTACTATATTATTTGTTATATTGTTTAATCTATCAATATCTTTATTGAATTCACTTTTTCCTTCATTATAAAATTGATGTTCATCTTCATTATAAGTGAATTTTTGTATTTCTGTTACTGCACTTTGACAATAACCAACCAAATCTAATAGTGATATTGTTAAATAATTATCTAAATTTGTATTTATTTCATTATAAATACCATCTAAATTTGTATAATTTAACGTATACATATCTAGATAAAAATCATTACTAAATATAGAATTCGTTAATGCTGAATTATACATAATAACCAAATTATCTTCATTAAAATTGAATTGAGATACATTTGTCGAGGCTGAATTTCTCAATCCCTCCATTAAATAATATATTCTTTGACCTTGTGTGGTAATATTATAATCTAAATCATCATATTTATAATTTGACATATTATTCTTTATTTTTATTATCTTCAGGTTTTATTTGAGATATATTCATTGTATTATTTGATTTTTGTATTCTATTTCCAACTGGAACACCATATTTATCTGTAATATATTCATCTGGTATTTCATAATAACTTAATAAAACTTGATCTATTGTTAATTGCTCTTCAGCACTTAATTGTCTATCAAACTTAAAATATGCATTATCTGGAATTGGAAATCCCTTATCTTTTAGTTTAGGAATTATATGTTCATTAGTCCATATTTCAATTTCTCTTAAATCAGAATTTGTTTTTATGTTTGCTTGACGATCTTTTGTTTTTGATTGAGCATGTGATCCTGATTTATTATCAATATAATCTGCTCCTAATATAACACATGCCATTTCTGTATTTAAATGATCTATTTGTTCTTTGAATAAAGAATAAGATCCATTTCCACCATTTGATTCTACAAATTCTAAAGTATCATCTTTTTTTGCTATAGCATAACCTCTTGCACTCAAATCTTTTAGCCATGTTTCTATTTTTGCTATCTCTTCTGGTCTTTGATCATCAGTATGATAAAATGTTATTGGCATACCAAATGTTTCTGAGTATTGTGTCCAATTTTGTTCTGCAAATCTCTTTGTTAAAGCATTGACACCCATTGGCATAAATAATCCCATATCAGTATTTTTACCTATTTCAATTAACCAATCTAAATAATAAGGTTCATTATAACTAATACCATTGATATCATATACATGTTGTTTGAATTCTTTTCTTTCTGGTATAATATATTTATAATCAAGTTTTTCTATTGCTAATTTATATTTCTCATCATAACCCCAAATTTGTATTAAAGTATAACCCCAAAATTTTGCATCTACCCAATAATCTATAAGCTTATAAAACCAATCTTGTTCAAATAATTTTGATTCTTCAACAAATGGCTTACCATAATTTATTGAATTTGGATTGTTATCCAATAAATTAAAATTGACTGCTTTTATTCTATCTTTTCTTAATTCTATACACGCAGTTATATGATTATCCAAATCAACTTCATCATATACTCTATATAATAGTATTCTTTGTGGTAATACTGGATTTTGTGCATATTGAATCGCTTGTCTCCATCTTTCAATATTCTCATACATACGATACCAAGATGATTTTCTTGTTCGTATATTTTCTGCTACGTTTTTATCATCATTTGGTCCAGCTATTATCAATTGTTTAGGTATGTCTGGATCTGATATACCATAAACCTTTGAATCTCTTTGTTCTGCATCACCCTTACCAGGTAAATACATAAAAGAATTGTTAAATTTGTCTTGAATAGATTTAATAAATTTTGGATATTTCATTTATAGAATTTGTTTTTTAATAATACATTGAAAATGGAAATGAAGAGCCTGATCTAAACATAGTTGTTGGTTCTGATCCCAATTGTTTTATTGCCCAATTTGTTAACATCTTACGATTCATAATTTCTTGCAAATCTTTTATTGTTGCTTGATATCTTAATTTTCTATTTTCTGGTATTTGGGAAGGTGTTAATCTATTATTTAATTCATATAGCATAATATCTATAACCATAGCTATCAATAAACTATCTCTATTTAGACTTATCTTTGTCAATTCAAAGTCAACATCATAATAATTATTTGTGAATGCTTTTACTTTTGATATTGATATATTTTCAATTTCATCTAATATAGATGATCCTGAGTTTGTTATAATAGTATAAGATAATTGTAGCATATCTGCTAATATATTATCTTTTATATAACCCCTTAAATCTTGTAGTGTTATGAATTGCATATATAATATTTATTTTATATCTCTTGATTCTATCAATTTATTGTGTAACCATTCTCTAATGGCCATTTTTTTCTCGAATTCTATACATATTGGTAATAACTTTTTATTATTATCGTGTATTGCTATCATTCTTTGAGCTGTTTCTAATATAATATCATTCTCTAATGATTTTTCTTCGGTTTGTTCAATAGGTATAGATAATAATGTTTCAATATCTTTTTCTGTTTCTTCAATTGTTTTTTGTATTTGTTCTGATGTCAATTGCGCAGATGCAATATAATTCTCCATTTGTTCAACTGTTGGTTCAGTTATTTTTTCTTCTTTCTTTTTCATATAATATTCTTTATTTTTTATATTTTTATATATTTGTAAAAATAAATACGATTTTTCTATTTTACCATCTTTTATGTTCGTATCTACCTGTTACATATGATGGTGTTATTAAACTAATTCTTCCACTTATATTCTCAATAGATCCATGAAGTGCGTCGCAGAAATCATCGTTCTCTGAATCAACTTCAAATCCTAATAATTGTTCCATTGCTAATTTAAAGTCTTTATTATCTTTATTATCTATATTAAATGATACATTTCCCAATTCAAAATATGGGGTCATTGATTCTATACGTGCTATTTTATTCGTCTTTCTTGAATCATCATATTTAATTGGTAATTTTGTATTTCTCTCTTGTTCAATCTTTTGCAACAATATCTTAAAAATATCTGCTTGCTGAAAAGTTGATTCCATGAATATCATTTGATTTGCTTTTTCTTGTAATTGTCTTTCCCATAAATCAAAAATATAATATATACATGTTAACATTTCTGTTCGTCTTAAAAATATACTTAATATATGATATTCTAAATTTTTATAACCAACGGTCACAATTGCTTTATAATCAGCTTTTTCTGAGCCTCTACTTGGATCAAAGTATGTTACTATTAAATCATAATCTTTTAATGCATATATTGGTTTATATTGTATCCATTCTTGCTTAAATATATTTCCTTCAGCAATTGGTTTATTCATATATTCACGTTGGAATGATATTGATCCAAAACTTTGTCTTATTTTATCAAAATCTTCTTTTTTGAATCTTTCTTTCCATGAAGGTTCACCATTTTCATCTAAAGCATTTACTCTAATATGAAATTCAGCAATAGGTTGTGCTATTTCATCACCATAAGCAAATTTACTTAATATCATATTTTGTGAATATCTATTTCCTACTAATATTATTTTATGTGGCTTTGTTATATCTACTGTTTGACATAAATCTTCTTTGAACCAATTAAAAGCTATTTTTAATCTTTTATTTGATCTACTTAATTCTGGATCATCTATATCATCACATATAATAGTATCTACTCTTATACCTTGCCATTTCGTACCACGTGGTGATTGTTCTCGTCCTATACATGCAAAATGAGCACCTTGATTGATATCAAATTTTGATTTTGTCCATGATCCTTTACTTATAAATTCACCATAATCATTTATCAATAATTCATTCTCTTCAAACTCTGCTTGTATATCTAATAAAAGATCCATCGCATTATCTTTATTCTTACTTACTAATAATAGATTTTTTGTCAATCCTTTTAATGTCTGATATATTGGTAGGAATAAACTAAATACTGTTGATTTTGCATGACCTCTAGCAAATTCAAAACAGAATAATCTCATATCACTTTGAATCGCTGTTACACCTGATATATGGAATGAAGCCATATTACAAAATTCACCATTACGATCTAAACATCTATGAGAAAAATATGTTTTTACGAATACTTGAAAGTCATTTAATGCCAATTCTTTTCTTTTCTTTTGTTCTAATGGCTTTAATGTTTCTTTCTTAGCTTGATTTCTTATAAACTCAACTTGTTGTTTATATTTTTCAATCAATTTAGGATTTATTCTCTTCCCCATTTGTTATTTGATTTATATTTTTTTCTTTAATTAAAAATTCTAAATGTTCTGGTGAATTTGAATTTTGTATTAAATCTATAAATTGATCTGTCATGAATGTTAATTGATTTGATAATTGATTGTTATATGTTGAAACATAACTCATAAACATCATAAATAAATTATAATATAATTCTTTATAGTTTTCCTGTTGTACTGTCCATCCTCTTTTTTTACCTTTACGATCTAAAAAATAATGTATAGATTTTTCTTTATCTTCATTTATAAGCTTCATAAGTTTTGATTCAACGAAATCTATTGATCTATCATCAACTGATTCTTTATCCTTTTTAAATTCTGGATATTTTTCTATCCATTCTTCAAATGTTCCTCTATCAATACCAGATAATTCAGATGCTTTTGACATATTTGAGAATGTTTTTTTATAATTCTCAATTACTTCTTTGTGTTTTTTCTTTGAATATTTCATGGTGGCGGTTGTGGTTTTTATTTTATATTTGGTATATATTGTTTCAATAATTTTATCATATAATTTTTTGTTATTTCTCTAAGTTCTATTTTCATATGTTTAAATTTTTATAATTTTTTGTTTTTGATTAGTATTCGAAAATATGGACGCTTTCCATTTATTGTTAAATCTTTATTATCATCACCCTTGGGAAATTTTACAAT